GAGTTGATCGATCCGGGAGCTACTCGATCCCGGAGTTGATCGATCCCGGAGTTGATCGATCCCGGAGTTGATCGATCCGGGAGTTGATCCCGGTTCCCGGTTCGAACCCGAACCGACAACGAACCACGAACCACGAACCACGAACCGAACGGTTCGAAACGTTTGGCCCAACGGGCGCGGGCCAGGGCCCGGCTTGTTTCACTGAACAAAAAGCAGGCAAAAAAAAGCCCGCGATCAAGCGGGCTAAAAGGTTGGGCCAGGATCTATACGCTTAAAGAGGCTTCGACGTCGACATCTACAGATATATCGCCGTCCCGGATCATGTCGGTTACTTGGTCCCGGATCATGCCGGATTTTAGAACGTCGCGAACGCCGTCATCTATGTGACTTTTAAAGTCTCCCGCCTGGAACATAAGGTAGACGTTATCGGAAACCTCGTTACGCAATTCCCGGCCTATTTCATAGGTCAATTCTTCGCGTAAATCTTTAACTTGGGTGTTGATCGCATCGCCTATAAAATCGACCAACGCGGTGACAAGTGCCTGGCGTTTTTTTTCTTGATCGCTAAGGGGCTGGATCGATGTAACTGTTTCTTCCATTGTTTTTTCCGTGAATAAATAAGTGAGCAACAAGTATGCGCCTAATCGCATAGCCTAGCAACAAGCAAAAAAAAGGCCGCCCGAAGGCGGCCTGTAATGTGAAAAAAATCGATTCAGCTAAGGTTACGACCAAATAAAGAATCGAAAGAGAAAACCCCGCTCCAAAAAACGTCAAAGTTTCTGAGCTGATCGAATCCGAGCCAGTACTGCAACAACTCCGTAACGGGGTGGGCAGTGATATCTACGCTCGCGCCGTCCCCCCAATCCATATACCAATACTCGACGCGGTAGGGTTCGCGCTGATCATCACAGTAAAACCGTATTTCGCTCGATGGGCCGCCCCAACTAATCTGATAGCGTGCATAACCTTTGGGCTGATCGTTAAACGTATCCGGTTGAACATATGAGAAATCTAACGCGTATTCTCCGAACCGGTCGCGCATAGTTTCGCGGATTTCATCGCCGAACAGTTCCTCGACCTGATTTATTATCGGCGTTTCCTGGTCGAAACTTTCGGAGCTAAAACGGTGCAGTTCATCTCCGACACGAATAACAGTGTCTAACGTGCCATCATCCACCAGTAAATAGTCTGATAACGTCGGGTCCAGCATTAAGCGAATGTTATTTAGCTCGCCCTCGCATTTTCCCCCAACAAGCTCCGCGCACGTTCGTTCTCTTTTGGCTTCCATGTTTTTACCTCGCAATAAGTGAAGTCTCAAGTATGCGCCTTATCCTATAGCGCTGGCAACAGAAAAAAAGGGGGCCGAAGCCCCCGTTTAAGTTGACCCGGAACCGGGTTTTTAACCATCGCGTTTCTTTTTCGCTCGAACCTGGCGCGCCACGACTACACCGGCCTTCCGCCACTCCAACAAAAAATTAGCTCCGGGGCGGATTACCGTCACGTTAACTACTTCGCGTTTCATATCTAACCTCGCAATTAGTGAGCCGATAGTATGCGCTTTATCCCAGGCGAAAAAAAGGGGGCCTATTGGCCCCCCAAAAGTTAGTCCCGGAGTCGAGTTTTTACGCGGCGACCTTATCCAGAATTTCACCCGCCTTTTTTTCTAGCAACAGTCGGCTATCTTGATGACTGATATCGCGGGCTACCGCAGTGATCGCTTGCGACATATCCCACACCGTTTCCGCTGGCCGTCCTTCCTCTTTTACGTGTCTAGCTATCGCCGCACGTCCCATTCGGGCACTTAGTCCGGCGCGTTTGGTCAGGAAATCGAGTCGCGCATCGTCGTCCTGGGCGACCTTTGCCGCCTTTGCCTGGTGGACGCCTTCTAGAAAAGTTTGGGTTGACCCCTGGGCGAAACTTTCTAGAGCGGGTTGGGCTTCATACGCGAATCGATCCGACGCAAATTTGGAGTGCCTAATTTTCAACTCTTGAAAATTCTCTACGCCCCACAAACAGCGATTAGCGCAGACACCCCGCAAGTAAAAAGCGCAGATTTTTGCACTAGCCGCGCCCGTTTCAGAATTCGACGCATAGAACCCTCGAAATACTAGATCCGGTTCGCCACTGGGAAGTTTTCCAATTTCAATCGGGTTGCGGTCATCCACTAGAAATAGGAACACATCGTGATCGCTGGCGAACAAGGTGGTCGTTTGAAGCGTAACTGGTACGTCCGGGTCGTAAGTAGCCAAACCGTTCTCGACTCCGACCATCATACCGGGAATTTTCCAGGCACCGCCGGATCGTTCAACAAGGTCCATCACCGGTTTTATGATTTCGTGATCGTAGATCCTTCCGTAATCGGGGCCAGTTGCCGCCCTGGTTTCTCCGGTTCCATCGGTACTACTAGTAGAAGAATAGAGTTTCACTTGTTCCCGGCTTCGGTTGTAACGAAGACCCCATTGAATACAGTCTGCCGCCAGCGGTGCGGGCAAGTCTCGAAGATACGATGCCGGAGCGCCTGCCAATTGTCCGAGTTGGCCGAAAGACCAGTGCGTTGGTTGTGTCTCCATGTCGTTCAAATATCGATCCTTCGAGCCAAGTTTGATAAAGCCTCGACTGGGGTTAGCTTCGTCAGGCTCCCCGATTACTTCCAAGGAGTGCGTATCGACAATCTCAGATCGCATGTTCACAGCCAAGTTTCGTTTGGCGGCATACATATCCGACAACGATAAAAACTTTTGATCGTCCGGACGTTTGAACCACTGACTACTGACTTCGGAATTTCCAATGCCCTTTTGAATGGCGTTTGTTTGGTATTGCATAAGTTATGTCTCGCAAGTTAAGCCGTCCAGTTGCGGACGGATAAATACATCATACGCGATAATATTATTTTTTGTAAATTTAATTGAGGGGGGAAATAGTGTTAAAAAATAGCCTCCAATCTACCGGGGTAGGAAACGCCGCCACCGGAGCAGCTCCAGCAATGCCGTCTTTTGCCAACGCGATGGCGTCAGCCGCATCAAATAAATAGATAACGGGTTTGTACTTTTTGGTTTCTTTTTTAACCGCTATCCAACAACTAGCATGCGAATGCCGCGTTAAAAAGCTGACCTGGTGCGGTGACAACCGCAGGCTGTTCGCTAAAGTGGTCTTTAATTCAATTAAATGCAGCCGACCTTGCTCATCGCACATTAAAACGTCAGGAAAGCCAAGCCCCGCACTGTTTTCGACGCGAGTAAACTGTAGCTTTCTATCAGTGGACCGACTGTTCGTCTTTAGCTGCTTCCAAAACTTCGCTTCGCGACTCAATTACTTCACCCTGTATGATTTTCGAATCATCACCCAACGTCTTTCGAATTTCAGCCAGCTCCTTTTCCACTTCAGCGCGACTAAGACTATCAATACTGCCCACCCTGATTTCTGACTTGCTCACGTACAGCCCAGCCGCCTGGCCGCGCAATCGTTCGGCGTTAACGGCGGCGCTATATGCCCCGTTCGCCAGGCTTTCATCCCGCAGTTTCGCTAACGATTTCAAATGCCGACCGTAATCCACCCGATATTTTTCGTTTAGCTCATCGCGTCGCCTTTTTACTTCGGCGAGGACATGAGGAGATTTTCGTGGGTTCAAGAGTTCCCAAGCGCGGCTATGGCTAGATCCAGCGGGGTATCCGGCTTCTTCGGCGCATTCCCTCAAAGTCAATTCGCCTTCTTTTGCGGCCACGATCTCAGCAAACTTTTGTTGTCGAGAGGTTAGGCGGCTATTCACATGATTTTTTGGTCTGCCCAAGGTCTGTTCCTGGAGTGCTTGATAACCGCTATATATAGTACTTTTTCAGGAACAAAAAATAAAAATTTTTTAATCCCAGGGCCTCTAATAGGAAAACGCCAATTAACGTTGGAGTACCAGCTAAAAGAACCTGTACCCCAAGGGGGGACCAAGGGCCGTGACCCGCTCAACCCCGCGTCTTTCCTGGCGTACAGCCCAAAAAGTACCACCGTCCCGCCTGTCCCGGCTCATTTGAACTTTTTTATTTTTTTTCACTTGCTCAAAAAGTTACATATAAGGAGAAAAGCAAAGAATGCCCCAGGGCCTTATGATACAATCCCATATGAGAAGGGCAATTCCAGCCGGTGAGCAGGGGCGTCGGTGAAAAGGCATTGTGCCACGAGCGGCCATTCTCTGGGGCGAGCCTCCATTTCATAAGCTTAAACGATGCCAACCCCTGCATTTTTTTTAAAAGGAGGTGTAATGAGATTACATGAACAGCGCGATCATTACCGGGAGCTGGCAAGTTCTCGAAAGTTTTTTATTGAAGAACTCCAGCGGTATGTCGAGTCGGATAAATTCTCACAGGACTCCAATGTAAACGCAGCGGATATCTCTCGTCGGATTCGAGAGTATCTGTACACAATTGAATAGGCCGCAAGTTCGCAAGCATATATAACGATCAAGGTCGCAAGCTCTCAGACGCAC